GGGATTGAGGTATTTGATGATGTATTAATGGAAGATACTAGAGAAGCAATCTATATGTTCTCTAGTTCTACAGATTATCAAATAGGTTGGGGAGATGTATCAACCTTTGAAACAAGACAATATCCTTGTCTACATCACACAATGACAGATAAAGAGTGGGAAACCTCAAAGTTTATACCAAGTATTTGTAGTGGAAAACTAATGAAAGCCTTAGATGGTTTAGTATTTGATTCTGCTACAATTAATCTTTCTTTTCCTTCTTCAATTCAATTTCCTCATACTCATGGGGATTGTAAGGTATTAGTATATTACATAAATCCTGATTGGAGGAATGAATATTATGGAGAAACTATATTCTATACGGAAACAATGAGCGAGGCAGAACAAACAGTATTATATAAACCAAATAGAGCAATTCTTTTTGATGGAAATACTCCACACTCTATCAGACCATCATCACACATAGCACCCCAGTACAGATTCACTCTCGGAATCTTTTTCAAAGAACCCAACTTTATACAAGAAGCAAAAAATAATACTTGACATGGCTGTCAAAATTTAGTATAATATAATTATGAATATTTTTATACTCGACAAAGATATAGACAAGTGTGCAGAAGCTCATGTTGACCGCCATGTTATAAAGATGATACTGGAGTCAGCACAAATGCTTTGCACAGCACATTGGATTAACAAGTATGTAGGAGACATACCAAGAAAATTAGAATCAGATGAATGGAACACAGTTAAAGAACAAAAACAAAATGAACCGAGGGACTTTCCTTATCTTCCTACTATGCACAACCATCCTTGTAGTATTTGGGTACGCGAATCATTGGACAATTATGAATGGCTATACTGCTTGGCATTGGCACTTGACGAAGAATACGGAGTTAGATACGGAAAACAACATAAATCAGTGCGTGACTGCATATTATTACTACCCGACATCAATATACCAAGGCGTGGACTTACACCATTTGCACAAGCTATGCCAGACTCGCTTAAAGGAAAAGATGCAGTCGAAGCCTACAGAAAGTTTTACCACAAAGACAAAGCAACCTTTGCCAGTTGGAAAGTGAGGGGTAAACCTCATTGGTGGAATGAAGAGTATGCAGACTATGAACAAAGGATAACAAGATGAGAATATTAGAACATAGCTATGACATAGGTGGGTTATATCCATTTGCTAGGATATTTTCAGATAGACCTTACGGGTATAAAAGATACACAGTAATGTACGAAGACGGCAGACAGTCTATGTATTCAGGACTGTGGTATAAATTAAAAGATGTACAAAAGATAGTGGAGAAAGAAATTGACAGAACAAAAATTTAATGACTACGCAAAGTTCGTAGACATGACAACATCAGTAGCAAGTAAGAATACTGACAGATTACAAGACAGATTAGGAATTTTAACAGGAACAACTAGCCATATGGGCGATGGTTCCGAGAGGCATGAAGAAATGCAAGTAGCAAGATTAATGACTTCAGTTATTGGAATGATGGCTGAGAGTGGAGAGTTTGCTGAAGTAGTAAAGAAAAAGATTTTTCAAGCAGACACAAAGTTTACAGATGATGAAATATTCCATATGAAAAGAGAACTAGGAGATGTTCTTTGGTATTGGGTTCAAGGCTGCATAGCTTTAGGATTTACACCACATGAAGTAATGGACGAAAACATCAAAAAATTAGAAAAAAGATATCCGAATGGATTTGAAGTTATTCGCTCAGAAGTGAGGGAAGATGGCGATATTTAATAAAAAGAAACCTATTGAGTATAAATTTGACGAAGATAGAATACTCGCAGTAGCAGAATTATATATTAATAAAACATATAATGAACACTATTCAGGTAAAACACAAGCAACTGAAATTGTTTTAGATTCAGGGCATGGAGAAGGATTTTGCATTGGAAATATCATAAAATATGCAAGTAGGTATGGTAAGAAACACGGCAAAAACAAATTAGATATTTTAAAAATAATACATTACGCAGTAATATTATATAGCATAGATGAGACAGACTAGAAAAAGAGAACATGAAAAACTAGATGAAGCTAATCTTAATAGAGTAATTGAACTATTGGAAGGCGAACAGCCGATAACAAAGAAAGTTGCTTGTGAGATGCTTAATATCAGTTATAACACAACAAGACTAGGAAGTATCATAGCTGAACATAAGGATATTATGGAGTATAGAGCTACTCGGAAAGCTCAGAACAGAGGTAAGAAGGCTACAGACCTAGAGAAAAGAGACGCAATAGAAAGATACCTAGATGGACAGACAGTCTCAGAAATAGCAAAAGGTATGTTTAGGTCTACTACCTTTGTTCGCAACTTAATTGATAATATTGGTGTACCTCAAAAGTTGCCAAAATCAGAGTTATCAGTTTATAGACACAGAACTCCAATGCTACCTGAAAGTTGTGTAGCAGAAGAGTTCGACATTGACGAAAGAGTATGGGCCGCCAAATATAATACCATAGCTATTGTCAAGAAGCACGTAATTGCACATGGTGTAAATTATAAAGAAATATACGACTCAAATATGTATCAAATATTTGTTATTACTATGACAGACTTTGATACAAAGTACTTTGGGTTTCAAAAGATTGGCGGATTTTGGTCACATGCACTCGCTTACGACTTAGGTAGTTTACGACATTTAAAGGAATACGGAATAGACATCTATAAATAAGGAGAAAGCAATGGACGTACTAACAGTTATTAGTGCGTTTTGGTTATCAACTTGGATTATGCTAATGTTAAGAACATTTGCCATAATTAATAGATTAGTTGATACTTACAAGATTGCATTAGTACAAAAATTTAAGTTTATACATCTTATTATATTAGGACTTTTTTTCTTATTTACAGCTCCTTTCTTATGGCAGGTAGTTGTATCAGAACAAAAAAGAAAATTATTTGTAGTATCATATATAAACGCATTAATAGGAAAAAAATGAATTATTTATTAGAAGCATTATGCAAAAAACTAGAGGGAGAGATAGCTATGGCACACGCTAATATAAAAACCTATGAGAGAAATTCAATAGGTATTGGGGAACACCCCGAGATTGTACAAGCAATCGAAACCCAAGTAGAGATTATAGCACACGCAGAAGATAAACTTAATGTGATTCGTAATCATTTTGGGTAAGTATCAAAAAATAGTTCTTGACATCGCTCTCATATTATTGTATAATAATATTTATGAGTGATAGATTTTATAACCAAATGAGAGATGCGACAGGGTGGTGCCCAGGCATGCCTGAATCTCTCAAAAATAAAAGGAGAAGACGCATGGCATGGACAGACGAATCCAAAGCACAAGCAGTTGAAATGTATACAGATGCAGAACCAACTCCAGAAACAAGTATGGAGATTGTAAAAGATATAGCTGAAGAGTTGGGAGAAAGTCCTAACGGAGTCAGAATGATTTTAACAAAAGCTGGCGTATATGTTAAGAAATCCCCTGCAACAAGTTCTAGCAAATCATCAACAGGTGGTAGCACTAGAGTTAGTAAAGCTGATGCAGCAGCAGCATTGAGCGCTGCAATTAGTGATGCAGGTCAAGAGATTGATGATGACATTATCAGTAAACTTACTGGTAAAGCTTCAGTATATTTCACAGGGATTATCAACGCAATCAATGACTAATTAAATACTACCCAATTACTAAAGAGAAAGAGTTTTCTTAATAGTAATTGGAGTATTAAATGAAAAAAGATGAGTTCATACGAACTGTAAAAGATTGTGGCGACGCAATCATTACATACAGAAGTACCAACTCTCGAAAACTAAAGTACAATGTTTGCACTTTAGACTTCGATAACAAGTATATCCAAAGCAAAAAGAACAGGGCAAAAGAAAGCAATGACAATGTCCTGCTTTTTTGCTGGGATACAGACTCTTATCGCTTGTTAATGCCCAAAAATGTAACTAGCATTGTTCCCCTCAGTGCAATTCTGAGGAACAAAAGATGAAGCTACATGAGGCGCCTGAGATATATGAGAAAATCATCTCAGAAACCGAAGATGGCACAGAACAGATAAGACTCACAATAAATACCTTTCGAGATATAGAATACCTACATCTTAGAAAGTACTATTTAGATTTCGATGGAGACTTCAAACCCTCCAAAGACGGTGTCGCAATGAAGTTAGACTTCAATAACTCCAAAGGATTATTTGAAGGTTTAGTAGAAATACTTTCTTTAGCAGAAAGTAAAAATATTTTAGAAACTCACTTCAAAGATATTTTAGATGAAATTTACCTAAACTAAAAATATTTCTTGACATCGCAAGTTATTTTTGATATAATATATAAATGGAAAATATAAAAGCAAGTTTGAGACGAGCAGCGATTGCTTACTACAATGGTAGTCCTATCATGTCTGACGCAGAATTTGATAGACTAGCGGAGTTAGTAAATTATGAAGATGTTGGCGCATCTAGTAAAGACAATCGTTATCCTCATGCTTTTCAAATGTTTTCATTACAGAAAGTCTTTGATAATGAAATACATATCAAAGACCCATTCAATAGTTATAAAGATACTGTAATCGTTAGTCCTAAACTGGACGGCGCTGCAGTATCTTTACTCTATGTAGGACAAAAACTAC